ATGGAATTTAGATACAAACGACAACAGCTTTTCCCTGCTATCATCGAAGTGGATGATAGCGGGGAGAAGCTTTTTTTGGTCCAAAGCATCTGGTTGTTTATTGGTCGTGATTTCATTGTAAGTTAAAGATACTGAGCTGATGTAACACTCACAAACCTACTTATCGGCTTTTTTTCTTATCAGTGATGAAAATTACTGCATAAATATAGAAAAAGGTTTATTTTTCTCGCACTTTTAGCTATAATGAATATTGTTGTTAATTCAACTGCCCCAGTGGCGGAACTGGCAGACGCGCAGCGTTCAGGTCGCTGTATTGGAAACAATGTACAGGTTCGAATCCTGCCTGGGGCATAATTAGTCATAAGAGAACACTTTTAAAAAATAGGAATCCCGTTAAATCAACGTTTAGCGAGATTCCTATTTTTGATATTTCATTAAAAAACACTAGAATATAAAAAGTTTTTGCACGTTTTTTGCACGTTCTACCCCTTGATATATCAGCATATATTGATTATATCAATCTTATTTTTTGCACAATAAAATCCCCACACCAGCTATTGCAGCCAGTGTGGGGATTCGTTTTACTTCACGTATTCCAATGTATTACCTATTGGGCCAGTCGCCAGATAACCATAGCCACCCGATCGTGGTTGACGTGCCCACCGATATCCGCCCTGAATAATGGCTTGGTCAGTCTTAATTGTTGAGCCTGCCGGTAACACTGCAATCACGCTAGCGCCTGTAGAAGCACCTGTATGAAGCTTGACAGCCGTCTTAAGTGTGTAAGTCTTGGTTTCCTTGACCCACTTAGGTCCCGCCGGCTTAGACTTTGAGACGGGCTTACTTGATTTAGTAGCCTTAGCGTACTTATCCCAAGCCGATTTGTCTCCATAGAATACATCGAAATCAAGATCACCTGACCAACCAGGTAACCGTCCAGTACTAGTATATTGGAACATTACCGCTGTCTTCCAGTTCTTCAAGCTACCATATAAGTCTCGTGGTTGATAGACATTCACAACGTTGTAGTTGTTATACTGTGCAATCCACAATCCATAGTTAGCCTTGACCACGGATGACCAATCCAATGAGTTCTCACAGCTAACCCCCGTATAAAGCACTGATCGGACACCAGTCTGTTGATAAACGTAATCTAACCATTGCTTCGCTAAGCCGACGCCTGTTTGGTTTTGAATGGTTGAACCTGTCGTGTTTTCAAAATCAAGAACCAGCATTGCTTTGCCAATATATGGCTTAACAACCGTTAAGAAGTAATTGACTTGCTTCTTAATATCAGAATCGTTCCGGATAAAGTGGTACACGCCTAGCTTCTTGCCTGCTGACAAAGTCTGCTTTGCGTGTCCATTAAATTCTGGATTAGTATAATCAATACCCTCGGTTGCTTTCACCAACACAAAGTCGCCTGCAGCTTCGCCTACATTCATACCAGCCTGATAACTGGCTACATCAAATCCTTTTAAACTCATTATTTTGCACCTCCATTAAACATTGTCCCAATCGATTTAGCTAGCTCATTACCACCGACGCTGACGGCACCTGCAATCACACCATCAACCAAACCAGCTACCCATTTGATATCGCCATTGGCAATGCCAATAAAAATACCAATCACTGCACCAACACCAAGGGCAATAATTGGTAAATATTTGTTGCTGAATTGAGTTTGTTTAATCGCCCAAACAACTAGATATGTTACTACGGCGATTGCCGCAATCGTGGTACCGTTAATAAATTGGATTAATTCCATCATTATTTATCACGCTTTCTATAATAGTCAATTATTTCTTGTTTCTCATTGTTTTCCCTTTTTAAAGCCTCATTTTCCTTTTTTAACTTGGTTTCAGAATCGCTGCTAGCGGCCTTGTTACTGTTCCACATCGTTAAGACCGCAACGAAAATTGAACCCGCTGTGGTAATTAAGGCCACGATAACAGCATCGCTCACCCCTAATCATCCCCAATTACAATTTCAAAAATGGTTGATCCTAAAACAAACATGGCATACATACTTTCAAAACTTACATAACGTTGCATTTCGAAATCATGAACGCTAAACGCTATCATGAAAAATAACCAGACAAAAGTAAGTGATCCAGTCATTAATGGCTTGTAATAATGTGTACGCAAGTTCCACAAAGAATACACCAGAGCGAGCGTTCCAACCACCGCCAGCATAAAAATCATAGGTGGATCATCCAACACATCAAGCAACGTTGGCTGTGGTGGCTCAAATGCAAAGGTATTATGCTTAATAATAAAGTAAATTCCTAAGCCATATGTTTCCATCGCTTTCCAGAACCAAAATCTATTTTTTGCTAAATGTTTTAGCATAACATCACGCTTTCGTTGATGATGTCGGAAATTCTTGAGTAAGAATAGTTTTAACTGCAGATTTTACATCTTCATAACCGATTGATCCGATAGGTTTATCTTTGAAATCAGACTGGTCGAGAGTTGAGCTTAATGAAATATAATTACCATTATTGCTTAGGTCTGAGTACGCCGTCAGACGAACCGGCGTATTGTTCTGGACAAAGAACTGGTAGTTTGAGTAGGCTAAAGTTGGCATCAATTTTGGTAACTTCTTAATAGCTAAAGCGGATAGTTGTTTCTTGGAAAGGTCATCAAACGTTGTTCCAGCTTCTAAATCATCAGCCACAATTGTCAAATTTGCGCTAAATTCTAGTTTGTCGGTCTTACCATGAAGGCCAACTACCACGCTGTCAGTATTTCCGGTTGATGTTTCCATTTGATATTGGATACTTTGATTAATAATTTGCATATTATTGTTCCTCCTTAGAATCTTTTGCAAACGCCTGTTCTAATTGGTCATAAACTCGCTCGTACACAATCGCATCTTCCTTATCCAGTTCATAAGGATAGTCGTCCAATGACGCCTTCAGTCCTTTGAATCGAGCAGAGTACTCACTGAAATCAATATTTGCAAGGTCGTCTGATAACTCGTTCATTTCAGAGTTAAGATCAGCCTCAGGACCTTTTCCAAGTTTCGAAGGATCCTTTTCGTCAGCTAGTTCTGGTTTTGGAATTAATTTTTCACTACCATCGTCTAGTGTCTTTAAATTACCCTCTTTATCAGCTTCAAAGTATTTTTGCTGAATTTCTACTCGATCAGCAACGTATTCTTCTTGCTTACTGGCAAGTTTACGAATAAGAGCACTACGTCCTAAGCTTGCCTTACCTTTTAATTTGAATTGCCCCAGTGTGTTAGCAATGCCTGCAAGTTCACGATTCTTAAAACTAATAGTTGTTTTCATAATAAATTACTCCTTCTTTATAAATGATAAGTTGTATAAACTGCAATGGTGCCGTTTGAACGTATTTTTGTAGGGACGATTAATTTTTGACCATTAAGTGCTCCTAGCACCTTAGAGGCATTAATAATGCCACCATTTCTAACTAAATAGGTTTCGTGGCTTCCGAATAACCATCCAGCTTTTAGATTGCTTGACCCAAAGAATGGGTATTTGATTCCATTCATACCAATCCATGCAAACTTCATTAGTTGGTATGCATCTTTAACGTCGATGCCACCACCGTCAAATCTTAAATTTTTGTGTAACATAACATTGTCATTGAACCAGAATCCACCCCATGGCATACCAAAGTCACGGGCTGAACTATTACGGGTCCAGCCAAATTTTATACCATAGTTACCATTCGGATCACCTTCATTTTGGGCACCCCAGGACATGAACTTACCATCAGAGTTAAGGTCAAAGTCCAGGCCCCAGTCGTTGGGATGTTGAACCGAATTGTTAGTGTGAATTTTACCAATAGCCTTACCGCTTCTATCCGTAGTGTACAATCCATCAGTACCAATCTTAAGTGTCTGCAAGGTTGAGTTCATCGCAATAAGCATCGACCCTGCTATCAATTTATCAGCAGTAATGGAGTGAGCAACGATATTTGAGCCATTAAGGTTATACACATTGATCTTAGCAGCGTTAATAGAGCCAGCGGTTAGCTTGTTAGCACTTAAGTTAGCAATCATGGCGTCTTTGATGGTTGCATTATCAATATAGGTAGCAGCAGTAATGTGCAATTTATTACCATATATTGAAGTTCCTTCAGGAGAAACGTTAATTGCATTTATAACACCATCTTTGGAAACCTTAAGATTGATATCTGAAGCGGTTTGTTGAAACTCTGTCCAACTTGCATTATCAGGAACATACGAACCAACACTAGCTGCGTTAACAAGCATGGGCGCTATCACTGCTAAGTGACCCCCACCATGGACATCAACTTGAAGAGCAACGTAAGCTGTTCCTGCTGGCGGAGTTTGGTTCTCTATCTTGACCAATGTTTGCTTGTGAAAGACAGTTACACCTTTAGTGGCATACCCAATGCGTTTCATCGATTTGTCATACCAATCTAAAACCAACTGAGTACTAGCACCAATCTTATCGACATTAAATATCGCACTGGCAGAATACACAGTAGCGGGATCTGGAACATAGATCTTCTTTGAAACTATAGAGTTCCATAGATTGGTGTTAACCGGATTGGATATTGGAATATTGCAGCATATTCCTTGATAGCCATTCCACCAAGACCATGCATAATCAGACGAATACCAATTAGAAGCTTTATCTGAGGTCCATGTTGAGCCATCAAATTTGTCGTACTGGAATTGTGAATTAGCAATCAGATTCCGCTGCCCAAGAGTATTAACTTGCCCGACAACAGAAGTTATCTGGCTATCTAATTGTGTCATCTTTGACTGGTAAGTGTGATTATCTACTTTTCCACGTACAGTTGTTTGAATGGAAGCCACAGTTTGAGAGATGCTAGAAACTGCGTCAACGGTTGCGTTGTCAGCAGGATTTACTGAAAAGTCAGTAGCTCTACTTCCTCGTTCTAGTTTAGGCTTTAGTAAATAAACAGACCCGCCGACGTTAGCCGCCGCTCCAGTTCCGAAGTACGGAATTATTCGGACATTATTAACTTGTCCACCAACAGTTGCCGTAAAAGTAGCTGAGTAGTGCCTCCAATAAGGGCTTGTCGTGCGAGTTATGGACACACCTTGATACGTATGGTCCTTATCCCAATTAAGCCACAATGTCCAGGAAACAGGCTGTTCAGAGGTGCCTAGACTATGAGCCCATATACTAATCGTGTAAACTTGTCCAGCATTTAGAAATGGCAGATTGTAAAATTTAAGTTGAACATTTAAGTGGACAGAAAAACCCATCAAGGTCTTTAATGGTGTTACCACACAATCCATTAGAAAGAAGGACCTTGATGAGCACCACTATTTTATCATTCCAGAACCGTGTTGTCATTGAAACGCTTCATAATGAAGGACGTTCCTTGCGATACATCGCTAACTACTTAGGCTTTAGTAAGACCACCATCTTTAACGAACTTCACCGGCTAAATAGTGAGTACCAGGCTGGGCTAGCGCAAACTGACTTTGAACGAAAGGTTAGTCAACGGGGGCGGAAGTCTTCGCTCACTAAAAACCTTAAACACTTGATCGAGGAAAAGATTCAAGTCCAGAAGTGGTCCCCTGAACAAGTTGCCCATGTGGTGGGGATTGCCTACAAGACGGTCTATAACTGGATTGATCAAGGATGGCTTGATATACAGTTGCCCGATTTGCCTGATCATGGAATTCGTCGTCATCGTGCTAAAGAAAAGCGTGGTACGTTCAATCACGGCCGCTCCATTGAGGAGCGGCCTCATAAAGTCGAAACTCGCCAGGAATTCGGCCACTTTGAAGCTGATACCGTACTTTCTGGTAAACGTAAAGGTCAAGCTGTGGCTACTTTTGTGGAGCGTAAGAGTCGCCTGACAATTGTTAAACGGCTCCATGGTCGCGACAGTCAGTCCATGACTCAAGCCGTACTTGAACTAGCTAGTCAACTTCAAGACAAGCTCAAGACGCTTACCGTAGATCATGGTAAAGAGTTCGCTAACTATCAGACAATTGAACGGCGAACTGGTACACAGGTTTATTTTGCACATGCCTATTCACCGCATGAAAGAGGCAGTAATGAGAACCGTAACCGAGTTTTGCGGCGCTTTATTCCCAAAGGCCAAGCCATTGAAGAACTAAGTGATCACCAACTGGTTCAAATCAACTGGTATTTGAATTCACGGCCACTTAAATGTCTTAATTGGCATACACCAATCGAGATCTTCTTGCTTAATTTACGTCATTAAATTCGTTCAAGTTATTTCTTGCAATCTGCCAAATAGATTTGTGCCAGGCCAATAAGGACCGTCAGAGTTTTTCCCATCAACATTATTAAAAATATGAGCCATTCTATACTGGCCACTATCTGAAAATTTATCCTCAATATTGAAACCTTTTCCGCCACCGGATCCAGCCCAAACTTTCCAACCGTCTAAAGTACGTGTGTTACGTAGTAGATTAACGCCCACTGCACTATCAGTGACCTGTTGCTGAACTGTCATTAAAGTGCTATTAAATTTCGTAGCACTCGCTTGCAATTGGCCAATATTATGCTTGTTTGTTTTATTGTCAGAACTTAGCGAATCAAAGTTAGCACTCAAAGACTTGCTAGTTGCTTGAAGTGTGCCAATATCGGTAGATTGCTTACCAAGAGTATTATTAACCGTTGTAAACCGACTCTTAAATGAGCTCGAGTCCGCCTTTAAGTCATTAATACTAGTATTATGCCCGTTAACAGTCTTTTTGACACTTGATAATGTTGCGTTAATTCCATCAGCAGTGGCATTAATCTGATTTTGTGCCCACGCTTTAGTAGCGTATCCGTTGAGATCCTTCTGCTCAATTTTCTTGGAAATATCAAGTTTCATACCGTCAACAGTCTGAGAAAGCTTGGAGACCGCAGTAACCGTAGCAGTTTCTGTCGGATTAAGGCACCAATCAGTTGCATGAGAACCAAGTTCAAGTTTTTCTTCTTTTGCTGTACAAGCGAAATCATCAGAAGCATGTACAACATGCGGAACCACATAAGATACGCCACTAGGAACTTTGAACGTCCATGAAACTTTACCCAATGAAGAATTAGCACCACTAGGAACCCATCTAGCATATTTTTCATTGCTGTCATACCCCCAATATCCCAAAACAAAAGAACCCGTTAATTTTGTTAAATATATTGAGTAGGTGTAGGTGCTCCCGGCGTTAACAGCAACTTGTGATACGTAATGGTCGCCCCAACTGGGGACAGTTGAAAAGTCACCTGTGTATGACTTTTCTGACGAAGTCGTCCCTATCAGCAGGTTGGTCCCAACCGCACTATCTTGAACCTGTGTCTGAACAGTCTTCATGGTGCTGCTGAGTTCTCTGGAAGTCTGCTTAAGTTGACTAATGTCGTTCTTATTAGTCGTATTATCACTTGTCAACGTATTAAACCCGGTAGTCAATTCTTTAGATGCGGCTTGCAGACTTCCAATGTCCGTAGTTTGCTTGCCGAGAGTATTGTTAACCGTTGTAAACTGGCTCTTAAAAGAACTAGAATCAGCCTTCAAATCGTTAATGCTTGTAGTCTGGCCATCAACGGTACTCTTGATACTGGACATGGTTCCGTTAATGCCGTCAGCAGTGACCTTAATCTGATTTTGAGTCCAGGTTTGAGTGGCATATCCATTGAGATCAGTCTTAGTCAGTTTGACAGCTAGTCCACTCTCTAACTCTGCGATAGTCATAGTTGAACCGTCAGTTAAAGTCTTATAGCTCTGACTAACCGCTCCGGCAATTTGCTTAGCATCTTTAGAATCAGCGGCAGCAGAAGAAGCCTGTTTAACAGCAGCACTAGCGTCATTTTGAGCATTAAGTGCACTAGCTAAGGCACTACCAGCTTTTTGGTCAACTTTACCGAACTCCGAAGCTGTAGAATTTGCTGTAGCAACTGCAGAACTAGCGTCGCTTTGAGCACCCACTGCTTTATCCATAGCTTGATTAGCTAATGCATTTGTATCATCGTACTTGGCCGCAAGCTGATCAGTTTTATCTGATGCACTTTTAGCATTTTCGACCGCAGTTTCAGCTTCTTGCTTAGCAACGTTAACTTTGGCGTCTACCTCGCCAGGGTTTAACGTAATCTGTTCCCAACGACCGTTTACCCATTGTTTGATAGACCATTTGTCCGGATCACTATTGCTTTGGTCAAACCATAAGTCACCTTCATTGGCACTCACGGGTTCTTTTGCACCATAGTAATTCGTATTCTTACCATTTGCACTTATCGCTGCAGCGTCAACGGCCTCTTGAATCCGTTGTACCTTATTATCCAAACTAATTTGTAGATGTGTGTACTGATCCACGATATTCAAATCACCACAAGTGGCCGTGTACCCGATACGCTTACCAGTCACATCAAATTGTTCTTCAAGTTGAATAATTCTGATTTTACGCTTGAAATTTAACGCTTCATCAATCGCTAGAATCCAATCTCCGACTTTAGGTGCTTCATAGTTCGGATAACCAGCGTTCTCTAAGTCATAGATGTTCATAGTCATTGACACGGTATAGGTCGCATCAACCTGCTTTTTTAAGGCGGCAATCAAGTTATCTGCAATTGTGTATCGTTCGTCGACAATCGGATCCATTTCTAAGTCGCCAAACTTCTTGGCTAACTCACTGCGATACTCAACTTCTAATCGACCCTTACTTTGATCTTGATCATCTTTGAAAGCACCATATCCCCTAGCATACGTCGCAAAGTCTGATATTTTCATTTCTTCCGTAAGATCACTAAGGTTAATGCCTTTACGGACAAAGCTGGTTAGGTCACTGCCAAGTTGTTTAGCAATGTGAACCGTTTCATTGTGCACTTCAAATTCAACGCCAGCCTGATCAATAATGTCGTTAAATAAATCTAGCTTATTTTTGTAACCCCAATTTTCTTTTTCAAATGCTGGTACGGTAGCATCATTCTTGTAGGTATACCCGGATTTATCAAAGAGTTGTCCTAGATAGAATGTATACTCATGACTACCCGTGTATTGTGCGTGCAATGCTACTTTGGCAAAGTCCCAAAAGAACTGTTGTACCGCATCAAAAACAACGGTATTGGTATCATCACTCAACTTCTTATACGTAATGACATACTTTTCGTTATCGAAGTTTAACCACCAGCCGTAGTCTAAACCGTTCAATACGTCATCACCGGCAAACACTTCACCAGTCAGTGACAGTCCGCCATTGACGCTAGTCTTTCTCGTGATGTTTGCTTGGCCGAAATGAACCGTTCCGCCTGAATCATAAAATTTAATCAATAATTTTCACCTCACCTTCCTAAATATATAAATCACACAAATTCTTGATCTGAATGTCCGCACTGATTGAACATACTATCTTGTTAGCTGCACCGGGATGCAGGATAAAATACCCCGCATTGGTTTTATCATTAATGTTCTGATTGCCACGAGTATTATTCATGCCCGATAACGTATAAACGTCACCAGCAACTACTGGGCTAGTAACTATCAATGATTGACCATCGACTGTCAACGTAAACCCACCAGCAGACGCCACCTTAGCCGTCACGACAAAAATAAAAAGCCTGTTCTAGCTGTGAACAAGCTACTGTACCGTTATAAGTTATTGATTGGCCACTAACTAACGTTTGCGACCGTGGCTTACTCTCACCATATGGCAATTCGACTGTCTCAAATTCCAGTGACCAGGTGTAGTAAACACCCTTACCAGTCCGTTCGATAATTGATGGTAGGTTGGTATCTGTTCGATACACTTTAAACCGTTTCTTATCAACAGTTTGTGCTGGCATCACAAAGTCTTTGCCACTCTCACGCACGTCATACAAGTTTCGACCGCCGTAAACGCGCGTTAAATAAACGGGGTCCGTTTGTGATAAAGCCGTGTTAACTTTATCTCGCACGTCATCCGCTTGTTCTAGGCTCTTAACCCAATACAAACCATTGATTATAATCTTTTTGACGACATGCCGGCCCCCGTAATCCAGCGAGCCAGCGCGCCCATCAAAGCTTTTAGTAGTTCTGGTAATTGTTGGCGCCGATTCTTCGAAGTTGAGCACTTGGAAGCCGAAGTCACTCAACTTATGTTCAGTTCCATTTAAGTTTGTAATTAAAGCATCCATTTGCTAACCTCCTTGTGGGAAGAATCGATTTAAATTGTGTTCCCGTGAATCCTTTTGTTTAATCAAAGTCCGCAGCTTTTCACCAATCATATCGTTGTGCACTTCAAATGTTGGTTGTTGGTCATCAAGTTTATTCAAGATAGCTTCCAGGCCTGCTACGATTGCTTGTGTACTGTCGCTACCACCCAAATTATAGTTAATTGTGGTATTATCTCCGCCAATTGAGTCGTTGATTGCTTTCGAAGCTTGGATAATTGATGAATTAGCCGGAATAGTACCAGCAGCATACTGTGAGACACCAAACATTTTGGCCGTTAATCCCGCTGGAATAACTTGCGTTCCTTTTGGTGCATTCAGATAGACATTACGTCCGTGTGGAATAAACGCTGGATGCCCGGGATACTTGACAGCTTCACGGAATACTGAACTTTCTTCGTCATTAACAATGATTGGATTACCATCGGTACCTGTTGTACCTGTTGCGTGCCGAGTAATTTTACGAAAAACAGTTGTAATGAAGTGAGTCACGTTCCCCATTGCATTCCAGTGGCTTAGAGTACGGATTGCGCTACTGATTGGACCAGAAGCGCCATCGTGACCACGAGCAGTCTTGTCTCGCATACCGGTTCCGTTGTAGCGACCTAACGAACCTTTAGCGCGTCCCATAGCACCGCTTGCCGAATCATATCCGCGAGCGGTTTTTCCGCGCATACCTACCCCGTTATATCGATCAAGCGACCGGTGAGCACCGTTAATTGGACTAGATGCAGCGTCATGTCCACGAGCAGTTTTGAGTGCCATATTAACGCCGTTATATTTCATTGCCGATTTACGTGCACCGTTCATTGAACCTGAGGCCGAATCCTTACCTTTTGCAGTTTTGGTCTGCATTTTGGTTGAATTAAATTTATCTAGTCCCTTTTTACCGCTCTTGGCAGGACCAGACGCCTTATCAGTAGCCTTAAGTACCTTACCAGTTACCTTAACTCGGCCAAACCTATCAACTGAAATTTTAGCTTTACCAGCATTCTTGCTAGCATTGTCCTTAGCAAATAAATTCTTAGTAGCGTTTTTTGGTAAATTCTGATAAGCCTTATAATTACCAGTTACCTTCTTAATAATTCTCGTAGCGCCCTTGTCGTTTGCAATTAATTTCTTTTCAGACGTGGGTAAGCTGTTCCAGTCTTTGACATTCCTAACGCCTTTAGCCACATCTTCGGCACCCTTAGCTTTGGCCATGACCGTCTTCATTTGTGGCGTTAAATTGTTCCAATCTTTAATACCAACCGTAGCTTGCTTCATGGCTGGCGACGCGTTGTCCTTTAAGACTGCCCGCTTCTCAGCCATCGTTAACTTATTCCAAGTTTGAGCCTTAGTCATGACGCCTAAGAGTTCTGGTCCGCCTTTGGAAGTAATGATGGCCTTCTTTTCGGCTGGGGTAAACTTGCCCCATTGTTTGCCCTTTTCGATTAACCCGGCTAGATCATCGCCACCTTTAGACTTAATCATCGCCTGTTTCTCTTTAAGCGTTAAACCATCCCAGCGTTTGGTCTGAACAGCCGCAACCCCAACCATGGCCGCGGCATTAGAACTCATCTTTCCCTGTTTAACCAGTAGTTTCATCTGATTCCATTTGTCTTTCGACTTAGCGGCCTTATTGACTTCTGCCTGCGCATTGGTCTTAACTTTTCCAGTCTTGGAATCAAATACTAAGCTATTCCAGGTATCAGCCGCTGCCTTAGACTTCTTGCTCATGTTGCCAGTTTCAGCAACCACCAAGGATGTACTCTTACTCATGTCATCATTCTGTCGTTTTACAATTGCAGCAGCTTGCTTGTAAGTGTAGCCAACATTTAGTAAATCCTGAGTAATTTGGGCTTTCGAAGTTCCATTTGCCTTATCCAGTTTATAGATTGCCGCAGCCATACCATCTGTTGTTGACTTATGAGTAGCTTGTAGATCAGTCATTGCTTTGCCATATTGTGACGCAGAAATTTCACCTTTATCGTACATGGACTTGATCTGCTGGCTCTGATCATTGTAAAGCTTATTTTCTTTCTGCATTGAAGACGTCAATTGATTAATGGTCGTATCACGTTGCTTACGGCTCATGTTACCAATATCCCCATTCAATGCAGCTAGAACGTTCTTCTTAGCACTTCCACCAATTTTTAGTAAACTGATTTCATCGCTATTCATTTTACGTTGGCTGTTCAGTAATGCAGTTCGTTCTGTATCACTCAAGCCAGACATCTTACCGTTGTGGTTCTTGAGTATAGCTTCCGCGTTATTGTAATTTTCCTTAGCATCGGCCAATACTGCAGCATTATGCTTCTTGCGATCAGCGATATCTTCTTTTAAGTCATCTTGAACAGAGTCGGGTAGGCCCTTCATATCCTTCTGCATCTGCTGGATAGTGTCTTTGGAATCCTTCTCCATCTCCGTATACATATCACTGAAGTCTTTAGCAACCTTCTTCGTGCTAGTTTGACTAGCTGTTTCAAAGTCAGTCAAAGACGTACCCGCGCTAGTGCTAAATCCTTTAAATTTAGTCAGTGCGGAATCAGCCTGTTCACCGACATCTGAACCCCACTGCCGTGTTCGTGCAGCGCTAGCTGCCGCTTCCTTACCATAGAGTTGCCAGTAAGCCACACCGGCTACAGCTGCTAAACCAACACCGGTCACCGCTGCACCCGTCACACTTAATGAGGTTCCTAATACACCGGCGCCAGCTTCGGCCGTCGTAAAGGCACCTTTCAGTAATCCAAACGTTGACTTAGCCGTTGATGCCGAGCCATTTACAGTATCAACACTTCCCTTGAATGCTTTGAAACCACCACTGGTAGCATCAGTCGCACCTTTTAACATCGCGAGTGATTCTTTAGCTGCTTGATTCTTCGCGTGCCATTGTGCGGTAGCGCTAATAACTTTAACAATACCGCCACCAAATGTTCCAAATCCACCGACGATATTACCCAGCATACTCAATACTGGGCCACCAGCAGCAGCTAATAGGGCAAACTTAATAATTGTATTCTGAGTGGCATCATCCATCTTCGAGAAGCCTTGAACCATATCCGTGGTTTTCTTAACTAACGGTGTTAGTTTTGGAATTAACTTCTCACCGATTTCAATTCCTAGCACTTTTAATGACGCAATCAGTTTCTTGACATTATTTGCCGAAGTATTGCTCATTTGCTCGGCAACTTTCTTAGTCGCACCACCAGCGTTCTCAGTATCTTTAGTCAAGTCACGCAGACTCTTAGAACCGGCCTTAACTAATGCGTTAGCAGCAGCTTGATTCTCACGTCCGAATGCTTGGGCTAATGCCTTACCACGTTCAGCGTTTGACCAGCCCTTAGTACCATGTGTGATATCATCAATTAGTTGCGGTAAATCGTGTGAGTCATGGGCCAGTTGCTTCGAACTAATGCCCATACTCTTGAATCCTTCGGTGTTTTGCTTGGTTGGCTTAATCAAACTAGTCAGCATACCACGTAAATTAGTCCCAGCTTTTTGGCCTTCGATTCCTTGGTTACTAAGCTCACCAACAGCCGCTGCAGTTTGTTCAACGCTGAGACCCAAACTAGATGCAACCGGCCCGACGTAGCTCATCGCATCAGACATATCACCGAAGCCAGCCGCAGTCGCATTGGCCGCGTATGTCAGCGAGTCAGTAACCCGTTGCGTGTTCTTCATCGTCCCAGCCGTTGAGTTAGTCTTTAACCCGAACTGTTCAACGATTGACGCTGTGGCATTCATGACCGTACCCATATCTTCACCGGAAGCCATGGTTGCATCTAAGATAGACGGCATTGAGCCTAGAACTTGGTTAGTCGTGTAACCACGCCGAATAAGTTCCGCCATGCCGTTGTTGATTTCAGTAGTCGAGACACCGTACTTCATCGACATTTTTTTAGATGCATCACCTAACTGATCCAACTGTGACCGGTACTTAGCGGTAACTGCGCCCCCATTAGTCAGCAGAGGCCCCATGGACTTGATTTGCGAATCAAAAGTGATAGCGGATTTAGTTGCAATGGCTAAACCAGCCGCAATTGGGGCGCTAACTTTGCGGGTCATCGTTGAGCCGATGTTCTTCATCGATGTACCAGTCGCTACAGCGGCCTTGCTAACTTTATTTAAGCCACCGGTAAAACCAGTTTGCTCAACGCGTGCTTTAGCCATTGCCGCTGCATTATTCTTGTACTGAGTTTGTAATGAGGCTAATTTAGCATTGGCATTCTGCAATTGAGTTGCTAGCTTAGCTGTTTGCGCGGTTGGTTTACCATCGACCAGCGAATCCTTGTACGCTTTACCCAGTTTTTCAACAACCCGCTGCTGACTCATCATTACTTGTGACAAGCCTTTAGACTTAGCTGATAGGACGTCAAACCGGCGGCCCGATTGACCGAGTACGGCCATTGATGATTTCATCTCAGCCATTGCATACTTAACTTCACGTTTAGCACCGGTTAACCCTTGACCAAACGCAGCGTGATCCAGCCCTAACTCGATGACCATGCGGCCTAATACTTCATCTGCCATTTATTATTCCTCCCTTCATTAAGATTTTCTAGCAAAGTCAAAAAGACTCATGACAGGCTGATTACCAGGGTTTACCCCCACAGTCCCCGGTTTAACTCGGGTCCCACTTTCAGTCTGCTGAGTCTGTTCAGTCGTTGCTTCGATTATTTGCGACAACAATTGAAAATCAACATCATTTAATACGCTCGAAAGTGTGTAGCCGGTGCGGTTTTCAACAATTGCGCCGACTGCTGATAATACTCTTTTGCGGGCTTCTTTGATGGTTATTCCGGTGTCGTCGCCATCTGTAGCTTTTTTGGGTTTACACCAGCTACTTTGCAGATAATTGTGAAAGTACGGTCATCAAAATCAATCGCATTGAATCCATTCCAAATTGCATCCGTCGTTACCAATGGATCAGTAAATACTTTGGCTAGAAATGCTACTCGTTCTTCAAAAACATCACGCAATTTACGATCTGAGTTATCGGTTTCGATTAAGTCCAATGCGTCCAAGATACGGCCTGCCGGAATGAACGATTCCGTGAAGGTCTGCTTTTTACCATCAATAAGTAATTCCATCTTTAGTGGTGTACTCATAGTCTTTTCCCTCCATACACGCAAAGCCGCCCCAATTGGTATTGTTGATTTATCGGCGACTAGTGGTTAGTTATTCAATATGTTTTTTCAGAATTATCCATTACTTGGATTTGTATCGCTACCTGCTGGATCAAACAATTGCTTTTCAAACTTCGTAACAGTCGTCGCATCCTTAGTGGCATCGCCCACAAACTTCTGCATCACTTCGCCGTTAGTAGCAGTGGCAATCGAACTAATTGGCGTAAAAGTCCAGGCATCAGCTTCTGGTGTAAATGATTTAGATGAATCCAGCGTGCTCAAGCTAATCTTATCCCGCGTAAATGTTCCCTTGAAGAAACCAACTAACGCAATTTCGCCAGTGTCTTCTTTGGATTCCATTTCAATTGAGCAATATGGTGGCAACGTATCTTCACCACCATAGCTGATCTTGTCATCATCGACACGGAACCCAGCCAATAGGTCAGCACTAACTTCCGGTAAATCTAAAATACCGAGTGCTACCTTGGTGTCACCCAAGCCTTGACGTGACAAGTAGTAATCGATATTAGACCCCGGTACTTTCACTGGGTCTTTAGCTAAGCCACTGATTTCAGCAGTGGTCGTAGCCCCTTTGTGTGCCTGACCTTCAACAATAATCAGGTCACCTTTTTTCGTGCCGTCTTCGGCAAATGGTTGAATCTTTAATCGTTTATATCCTACAAACATAATTACATCTCTCCTTAATAATTTGTGTCATACAATTTAGTGTTACCGCGGTATCTGCGAACATCAACAAAGCGGTTAGTTTCAGTCATGAATTCATCTAATTCGTTCTGAGCACCAGCTAATCTTGAAAAGCCCAAAGCAAGCATTTCGTTTTGAATTTCACGTGCCACAGCATTACGTGCCGGTCGACTGATAGATTCAACATTGACTTGAATCGTGAATTGCACATTCAAATAATCATCACTGCCAACAGCCGCTGGTACCGGTGGTCCGACAGGTGTAATCACAACAAATAGATTGTCGTGGTCAGCCGTTTCTGGGCTTTCAAAATAACTAATTCGATGACTGCCATCACCAGCCAATGTCAGTTTTGCTATTGTTGCATTTGCCAACAACGCGGTATAAATAGTTGCAAGCATATCCTTGGTTTCGGTCATAGTAGTTTCCTCAATTCAGCTTCTTCAAGTGCCTTGGCAGGGCCACGGCTACTATCAAATGCACCTTGAACTTTACCCATGCCTCGTGGATGATAGGTTTTGCTGAGCCGTGTATATCCGAGCTCATTCAGATGGACTAATCGCCAGCGAGATCCCGCGTGCCAACCAATCTTAATCGTCCGTACGCCGCCCCGACTATGAGGGTTACCGACTGATACTTGAAGAACTGTTTGACCTGTGTCACGATAGCTGGCGACCGCATTCTTGAGTTCAACCGCTACTCGCCTGCCGGCTACTCTTAACGCATCATTTTCAATACGATTTAGTTTTGCTGGACTCAGTTTCTGGGACAGCTTGTTGATGACTTCATCAACGCCTGTGAACTTAACCGTTACTTCCGTCATTTAGTCACCCCCAGCACGATTTTGACAAAAGCATTATTTTCTAGGTCCGGCGCCACCTGGATAACATCCCAAACAATCGGTTGACCAGTGGCATCCAGATACCGGCGGTCGTCAATAACCACGGTGTCCTTAGTTGTCGGGTCAAATTCGCCAAAAGTATCGCGAATCTTGATAGTCACGCCATACTTTGCTTCATTAACGTTAAGCACTTCACGGTCTTTGGTGGATGGATCATAAGCTAAACCCAAACACTCAAAAGCTTGTTCAGTTTGACCACGACCTGGCTCTGGCCCCAAATTTTTGACGGTACGAAAAAAACGAACCGGCGTATTAAGCTGATTCGTTCTTATTGGTGGTGCTTTGTACTCAAACTTCGGTCGATTCATCTTCATCATCCCCCGGTTCATAGCTAGTCAAGGACGCAGACAATAAGTCGTCCAAAAAATTAGCGTCGAAAAACTCGACTTGGTCATTGTAAGCGTATCGTGCTCGTTCTATAACTAGCTCGTCATACACATCATCACCGGCGTTACTGGCAATACCAGTAATATCGGTGATACGCCTCTGACTTGCATTCAGAATTCGCGATAAATTCGCGTCCTCGGCTTTGTGATAAATCTTCATACGCAGTTTGAATTGATCTAATAATGGATTCACTTAATCACCCCACTAATGCTAGTAAATCGGCCTTCAACGTAGCTCCAGTGTGGTCGATTCCGTTAGCATCTAACCAAGCAGTGATTTCAGCTACGGTACTGTTCGCGGTAGGCTTAGTTACCCCGGTGTCCGGGGTCGTTATTTTCCCGCCGTATCAGTAGTGGTAGCTGTTTCCAACGCTAAGTCATAAACGAAAGCGACGTTGTTATCTTTGCCCTTGCCATATGCAAATTGCTTAGCAGTGTACAGTGTGCCGTCTTCCATAGCCAAAGTTTCAGTGAACTTCTTGATGTTTACAGCACCAGCTACATACGCATCGTAACGATCAGGAACAAAGGCAATCAGCTTACCATTTGGTACGTATTGAGATTCAACAATTTGGATTCCAAATGGATAAGCCAGTACCCATTGGCCATTGACGTTTTGCATCGTCATGGCAGCTTCCATGTCCAACGAAATCCCTGGGGTCACGACTAAGACCGTCTTACCCTTGGCAACGTATGGCTTACCATTTTCCTTAACTGATAACTTCTTGACAATACCAGCTAATTCCTTCTTAGCAGTTTCGGTGTCCTTTAAAGTAATTGAACCAACAGACGCCTTTTGAGCATAAGTAGTCGTGTCACCGCTAACGGTCCCCTTGGATAAGTCAGAAATCAAACCGATTGGTTTATCGTTACCGTCACCAACTAAGAATGCTGATTCGAGGGCTGCAGCAAATGCTTCGGTAATTTGAGCCATCACGAATTGCTTGATCCAAGCCGCACCAAATTCTAAGATATCGTTTGGCAATGCCACAAACGCCGTCAGCTTGGATTGAGTAGCCGTTTGATCATCAAACTTAGCTGTTAATTGACCTTTGATTTCATCGAAAACTTTACCCCAAACAGCCTTACCGCCTGTTTCATCGGTCTTTAAAAACTTCAACCGTAAACCAGTCGTTTGTAACTTAATAGTTTGCAAGAATGGATGTTGATCAACTAAGTCTTCAAAGATTTGGTCTACTGTCGTTTCTGGTAATGTTACTTCGGTCTTTTCAGTGTGGGATAAGTCACCGGCCGTTAAAGCGTTAAAGAACTTAACTTCATCACCCGTCATTGATGGATCTTTACGTTGAGCGTTCAGCACATCATCCGTCTGTAAGTGGACTTGATTCTTGATTTCAGCCATGGTATCTTCACCAAGCGCGTCCATCATATCAGTAAAGCCCTGTGCTTGTTTATCGGCATCCGTGCTATTCTTCATCAATTCTGCATAAGCCTTCCGCTTAGTTGAAAAATTAGTAAAAGTTTTGGGATCAAATTTAATCATTGTTTTTTCCTTCTTTCGTAAATTAAAAAGCAAACGGATCAACAAATTTGTTTTCCGCTTGCTTTGTGGGTTGAATATTTAATTTTTGTACGACCGCGTTTGAAATACGGTCAATATCAGTATCAGATAAATCAGGAGCTGGCTTGACTAACTCGGCAATCTTATCAATCGCCGTTTGCGGCAATAGCCCAGAACCACCATCCGCTACCAATTGAATCTTATCATCAGTAAACATAACTTCGTCTACGAATCCAAGCTCCTTTGCTTGATCGGCATTCAAGTAGGTTTCAGAGTCCATCTTAGCCAACAAGTCGTCCATCGGTAACTTCGTTTTCAATTGATAAGCATTGGCCATCGCTTCATTGAGTTGTTTTAACATGTCCGACAATTTGTCCTGATCATGATAATCACCATAAACTCCAGCTGCAGAGTTATGGATCATAATTTGGCCAACCGGACTGATTCGTGTTGGATTACCGGCCATTGCGATCACGGACGCGGCACTTGCAGCCATGCCCATAATGTTGACCGTGACCTTACCGGAGTAATTCATCAGTGCTGTATAAATTTCACTTCCAGCAGTTACTAAACCACCGCCGGAATTAATATCAACTTCGATATCTGAATCATCATCTGGTAATGCATCAATAACATCCTTAGGAGCAGTACTGTCCATTTCCAACATGTCATAAATCCACTTGTCATCGTTACTAATAATCGGACCCTTAACGTTAATCTTCTTCATTATTCTCACCACCTTTCGTTGTATAATTCTTGGTCATCACTATCTGGTCACCGTCTTCACGTGGTGGCAGCCCAACTGCTGACCGAACCTCGTTTTGAGTAACCATACCTGACGAACCAAGCTTGTCGATTTGTTCTGCTAGTTCAATTAGTGTTGGTCGATTAATACCAATTACTTCAACTTGTTTGCCATTCTTTAAGTAATCTCGCTGGCTGAATGACTTAGCATTTAGCTCTGACTGAATCTTAGTTAATAACGAACTCAAGCACTGCTTATTGAACAGTTTTTGATTTTCAGCAGTTTCAGCAGTTTCACCATGAATTAACGCTGGTGGCACTCCTACCAGCCGGGCAACATGGTCAATGAATGCCAGTAACACGCCGTTACTTTCATCAAACGTCTGATTTTTGCCTACCCCGTTCGATACTTCGTTATATTCAAAGCCATTTGTGATTGGTACTAGTGCAACAGAGTTCTTGCTGAACGATTGGAAAATCTTGTCGATAAACTTCTGCAGCTTGTTGGCTTTACCGTCATTAACACCAGCCGTTAAGTCAGCCTTAACGGTCGCTCGAATTTGATTATTACGAAGTTCCAGCTCATACATTCGGCCAAATAACTCACCGTAGTCTCCCCATAAACCGGTCAAATAGTGCTCTAACTGATCGTTTGAGTATCTCAGGTAAATAACATCAGACATCGGGAAGGAACGCTTAAACGTGTATTCTTTGACTGTAACATTATCGAAAACATCTTCATATACTGCATACTCGTGACGACTAAAGTCATCAGCAATTAATAAATCGCCATCGTCGTCTTGAATCACTAGTACCTCATTGTAATAAATCAATTGGTAAATAAAATGCTGCCAAAAATCACTGGCCGATTCGTCAGTATTTGGTCGGACATTGAGCTTGTAATACATCGCATCTTTAACAGGTAACCCCTTGTTCATCACACGAAACTCCGACTGGCTAACCGCCCGGCCTACGTAATTGATCACTGTGTCAATCGCCATGCGCTTTAAGTAGGCTCGGTTCTTAATGTCCTGGAACAAATCAAGATCATAAACAAAGCTGGAATCTTTTCGCCGCGTAAACAGGTCAAAGAAGCTATTAATTACACTCATATATTCACCTCCCTTCCGTTAGAAATCAATGTCGGCCAACATATCTAGCGATTCATTTACCGAGTAGTCGGGTAACTGGTCAACCAGATATTGGCCATATTCAAACGCTTTAAAGCCATCAGTTTTTCGCCGAATTTCTTCTTTCTTGCCGTATCGTTTGTTACCATGGCTGTCGGTCGAAACCAGCACGTTCTGAGTGTTCCACCGCAATAGTGGGTTGTCACCCCAGATATATTGATGATTGGCAAACCCTGTCTCAATCCTCGGGGCTAGTAATCCATCAATGGCAGTTGGATTCCGAATGACTGCGACTTCAAATCCAGCGTCTACGAAAAACTTACGCAAAAGATCCGCCCGGAAATTATCCATGACAACTTTCTTAATGATGAAACGTTTCCGCTGCTCTAAGAACCAATCTACGACTGCTTGCGGGTCAATGGTTGGTGTGTCAACCACAGTCAGTAACCCGCGTTCTTCCCATTCAGCAATAGGAGGAGCAGACTGGGGGCGGTCTTGTGGCTTAGCTGAATATGCATAGAACTTATCGACAAATTGGCGGCGGGCAAATTGATGGCTGATAAAGTATTGCTTACCATCTCGCTTGATAGTCAAACCATCTGCAGTAAAGTCGCGAATAGACGCGAAGTCAACGGAGCCGATCGCTTCCATGCCATCTAAATCATCAGGAATCGGCTTATTGGTTGCTTTAATTTGCTCATAAGGGGCAACCGACTTTTCTAGGTCTTCAACCTGGTAGTTCATGCGCTTAATAACGAACTCATCATAACCGGACGGGTCTAGTTCCAGGTCGTTATAGTCGTCCATAGTCTCCTGGTAAACGTCTTTGGCGTAACCATTCATCGGCTTAGAAAATGATGGGTTAGCAAGCTCCCAGTTGGCTGGGTCGTCCATCTCTTTCAAGTTGTCCAACTCGCAAACAAATGGAAACATCGATTCAATGGGGGCCTTGCCGTCTAAAATCGCATCAGCTTTTGCTAATTCTTTATCTAGGTAGCCATCACGTACATAGCCCTTGGACCCAATCTCGAAAACTCGTGAGTCTCGAACTTTCCCAAGCCCAGAAATATGAACTTTGACATTTTGGTTATTGGGATAGGCGTGGATTTCATCGAAAATAACAAAACCATCACGCAAGCCATCTTTAGTATTCCCGTTAGAAGTCCGGTATCGTAGCGTCGAGTTGGTAGACTTCGAATGAACTTGCGAATTGGTCGCATAAAATTCGCCTTTCAACTCACTATGCAAGTCGACCGCATCGTGAATCTCATCAACCGATGTTTTGGCCTGTTCTTCACTATTGGCGATAATGGAACCATTATAATTGCGGACCCCATGCAGTCGTGATAAAAGAAAAGATGAAATCACCGATACCCAGCCGTTCTTACCAGCTCCACGGCCAACGACTACCATGAACTTCCGAATTGCTCGCCGCTCAGTGGTGTGATCATATAAAAAAACGAACGCGGTTAAGAACTTTTCCCAGGGTGTAAATGGGAAAAACCACTTATCAGCGAACGTTAAACAGTCCTCGATTTTTTCTTCATCAAAATAATAATTTTCGTTAGTTAGAACGGTCTTTTCTATTAATTCCACGAGTTTTATTCGCCGCTTATTCAACCTGATAGAACCGTCTTTATAGGCCTGTAGGTAACTTTTAACATACTTCTGTTGAATCATACCAAGCCACCCTTTTCGTCGCTCGTAGTAGCTGTTTTAGACGCTTTAGGGGTGGTTTTAACGGGCTTAAAGTCCTTTTCAAGCGTTATTAGCGCGGAATTAATTCGATTTTTTTCGGAAACAGCCGGATTTGCTTTCCAATATGTCTGTTTGCCATTCTCGATTTTGACCATCACACCATTGGCAATAATGGCTTCATCAAGCTTATAAAAAGCGTTCAAAAGGCTGATATATCGGTCAACCTTCTCTTTCTCAACAGCTGATTTTTTATTGATTCGCTGCATCAATTCCCTTCTTATCTTACGGTGGTCCAAACCCCCACCCCCCCTTTCAAATTGAATAAAAAAAGCAATATTTTTCCGGAGTCGAGTCCTACCCACCGGTTCCCAGTTTTCTATTTTTCGCCAATTTTTTTGACCCCGGGGGCCTTGGCAATAAAAGATTTCCAGTCAAAAAAGATTGCTTTATTAATGTAGTAATATCCAGTAAATTCTTTTGCATTATTCATCCGTTTACAATAGTTCTTCGCTCTTCGTTCACTAAAATAAACGCGATGCGCAAATAACACATTCGCTTGTTGATCACGCATAACTACGTAGACCACGACTTGCTTAGTGTTATCGGTTCTTGATCGCATTAGTCATCACTCCTTGTCTATTGATAGAACACCTTGCCATTCCGTTGATTGATAAAGACCACATGCTGAATTGGCTTATAGTCGCACTCCGATAACAAGATGATAGTTGCAGTCATCATGCTAACCCCTGACTCATCAATATCTGTAGCCGTTACAAACTGATAACTACACGACACTACATGAGCCTGCTCACCGTCAACATAGATCTCAGGTATCTTTTGTCCGTTGTTTATTGACCAAGTTATATTATGTTCCACCATTAATCCCACCTCTCGTCCTTTGACCATCGATTCTCTTTACGCTCATGCTTCGTCTGATAGTTCATGCGATGATGCCGTTTGTTGTGACAGTCCTTGCACAGTGTCCGCAAGTTAGTCGGCTCAGTCCGCAGTTCTGGATAGTCAGCCAACTCTTTGATGTGGTCAACTTCCAGTACAACCGGACGACCATGGCTATCAACGTCGCCATACCGTGTGACCTTACCATCACGCTTACACCACACACATTCATAGTGATCACGCTTTAGGATAGCAGCGCGCAGATGTTCCCACTCAGCCGAACCATAGAATGCGTGGCATTGTTCAGTTGTCCAGTGCATCGTAGAACGCCGCCTGATCACCCATTTCCCTTAACTTGCTGATTACTTTGGAAGTATCAATGTCCACATCAACCTTTAGCTTTGATGCGTGCTTGGGCTCAATACCAGCCATAACGTTACCCAGCCCATCATAAATATCGTGCAGTGAATAGCCTTGCTTGATTAATCCGTAGCATGTCTCATTGATCGTCTGTGTTGCGTTGAACTCCGATTGTTCCATTTGATTACCTCCAATAATTTTATGTATAAGAAAACGCCATACCTTTTGGCATGACGCTTAAGTCATTTCTTGAATTTATTTTCTTCAATAAATTTATTCAATGTTTTTAAAAATTCAACAGCTTGTCGATTCGAGTATTCATCTTCCTTTTTTAATTCTTTGCGACCCTTATCCATTAAATATTTAGAAACGGTCGGTAACGCTATTAAGGCGGCTAAGGAAGTTATCAGAACACCCAACAGCGTTGCAAGCTGGGAGTAATAATTAAGCAATTTTGAGTCTCCAGAGTGTATAACTCCCATTACAAAGAAGAATAATGCAATTAGAACCAAACTACTAGCAATCACCAAAAGAATACGGTTAGAAACAAAAAAAAAGCGACTCTTCTTTTTTACTTGCTCGTCATGCTGATTACTTATCTGCGAAATTACATTCGTGATTGTGACTATAACTGCAGAAAACGATGCAATTACAGAAACCAATGAAATTATATTGATTCGAGTAACAAAATTCATAAACTGATTCACGTATTTCCCTCCCTTTATTAATAATTTTACTAAACCTACGTTAAATTATCTATAAGGAGACGAACAATCACACTATTCGATAATACAAATATACACCCATTTACTCGGCATGTAAGTGACATTCAGGGGACATTTTAGTGACATCTAGGGGACATGGTTCATAGAATAACGTAATTATCAATATTATTCATTTTTATAAAAGATCAGTTTGTCTCAAGTTTATCAATATATATCAGGGCCCTTTCACAGAAATGTCCATAATCATCTCTCATACCATTAATTTCACTATTAATTTTAACTATATTTTCTCTAATTTTTTGTTCTATTTTGTTTTTCTTATTCTTATCTTGTTCCTTATTGTACCTAGCCATGTCATTTTTTATTTGCTTGTGTAGTTGCTTAACTTCAGTCCCTCTCTTATCCAAGTCACTATTTTGCTCCAGTAATTCCCACCATGTATTAATAAAACTTTGAGGTAATTTAAACCGATAGTGGCTTAAATTAATTCCACTATTGCCAAGGAAATCAATAAAGTCCGTAACCTGGTCGTAATGTATCTTCCATTGATTCATTTTTATTTGATTAACTTTTGTCAACTGAAAAATAGGATATTCAGTTTGATATTCTAATTCAGAAACAATATCTACAATTTCGAATAAATATTTCACTCTTTCTTGAATCTTATACATTCTAAGTTCCGTAACTCTATTGGCTTTTATTTCATGTACAGCGATTAACATTGCAAACGAAGAAGACCCAATCAATGCAATCCAGGTTCCAGCATATTGTGCCCAAAATCCCAACCAATCACTAGAGCTGGTACCAGGAATAAGATGCAACATTTCGCATAAAACAGGAACAGCTATGGCTAATACTATAAGGAAAAACAACATCAAATAAGCAGCTATTTTTATTATCGTTCTCATTTTTAATTCCTCCAAAAACTATTATGATTCATGCCACAAAAAAAGCTACTGCGCAATTGCAACAACTTTTTCCTTTGAAGCTATTTATTGTAAATGCACAAAGTTGATATAAAAACCACCAGTTGTGCAAATTGTTTATACGTATAATTACTTGGATCGTATCGTCCGTGCTGAACACTATTTCTTCCAAATTCTACCTGTTCGGATGGTAATTTAAATGGTTTATTTTTAAACAGAATATCAGCTTGCTCTAAGGTTTTATAATAAACATATTGAAAAATATCAACTTCAATTTTTTTATCACTCTTACTTCTTTTTTTCATTTTTTCTACCCTACCATGATTCGAAAAGTCATCAACATTTAATTCGCCCTCATGCCGTTGACTGACCAAAATTGCATCTAAGATTGAAAACAATAGTGGATAGAATAGCTTCCAACTATTAGGGCTTTCCTTTAATGTTGTAATCAAATCTTGTACAATATCCTTATGGATAGTCACACTACTTTGTATATTTTCTAATTCATCAAATATTCCATTATCTTTAATGTAATAAGAAGAATATTGTTGATCAATCTCATCTAACGAAAACTTTAACAAATCATCTGGTTGAGTAAATAGATTAGGAAAATTTTCAATTCCATTTCCCATACTCCAACCGGTCTGATAAATCTTATCAATTACTTTTCTTTGATTAGGATATTCTTTTTTAAAGTTGTCAGCTACTTTACCTGCACGTTGGGCCATGCTATGAATACTTTTCCAGTATTCTGAATTAACAGCCTCCGTTAAGAAGTTTATTCCTTTCTGTTTACGGCTAGCCGCTACCATGATTTGTTGTTTCGATGCTGAAATTTGCTGCATTATTTTTCTGTTTTCAATAGCAAAAGAGTCCTCACCCATCTTAGATAAATTTATAGAATTAATTTTTGCTACCTTTTTGAGAAATTCTAAATATCCTCTTGAACTAACTGGTATTTGTTTAAATTTATAGTGATTCATTGCCTGTGCGCGTGTTCGATTGATTTTCTGTATATTTCCTTGTAATCGTTTCAACTCATCCTCATTCATATTTTATCATCCTTTAGTTATGTACTTTTAATAAACAAACTTTCACCAATTATGAGATTTCAATCTTTTACTATTATAACAAGAAAGCCGTCGCATAATCGCAACGACTTTTCCTTTATAAAACTTTCACGTGTCTTACTCCATCACCGTACAATCGTTTGACCTGACGAAATGAATAGCTCATCTGTAGTGCAATCGTGTCCAGTTGAATATCTTCAATAAAATACTGCTCTAAAATAGAAGCTTCTAACGAATTAGTTAACTCATCAAGACAATCCGTAATCTCAGCTTTGATTGGACGGCTTTTCTTAATGAGCTTGTTGATACGTGCTTCAACCTCTTCTCGCTGAATTAAATCGTCAGCTAGTTCTCGCCGCTTACCACCACCCGGTTGTCCCGTCATACTAGGTGAGTGTGTTGACTCAATACGATCATCAATGACAAATAGCTTAGTTTCAAGCCGCTTAATTTGTCTAAAGTAAGGCCGGTAACGCCTTAAGAATTTCTTGTTAGTTTCAAAATCACTCACCACTTTCCACCTCAACTCTGAATAATTAAATTGCCATGGCGATATTCTGTTACTCGCCGATTTAGCCAACTGTATTTCTTATGCAGTTGCTTTAAGGTTTGGTTCTTCTCCTCTGTTGTATGTGAGCTCTTGGCTGCGTATGCTTCAATTAAATTGTATTGCCGCAACGAAACTGCTAAATAACCACTCTTCATTGTAGCCTTGGTTATCCTCCAAATAGGTGCCATTTCTTTTTCGTTTGCGCCAAGAATGCCATTTTCATGGCGGTCTTCAACTTCACATACCAGGTTGTTAAGCTTTTCATGATCTATACGCTTTTCCATTATATTTTCTCGCCTTCATTCTAGCTATCGCATAATTTTTACCTGCAATTATCATGGTGGCATTATTTATTATTGTCAAAATACATGCTCTATTGTAAGATTTTGATTGCTTTTGCGTATTCGGTGTCAGTCATTTTTCTTCCTCCACCACATATCCGTCTAGCCACGCCCGGGCAAAAACATCACCATGATTGACAATCCAGTCGCCAATATCGCCTTTCTGATATCCATAAACAACTGTTTGGATCATAGCTCTGTAAATTCCGCCCAAAGTAGGAATTAAGTCATTAAGGCTGTGCCCGGTTATAATGCGTTCAGCAACGTTTTTAGGAATCACCGGTAACTCGGCATACTGTTGTTTGAACTCTTCATCAGCCATAACTTTAATCTCGTCTGCTTCATTAACAATCCAATCACCAATTTCAAACGATACTTCATTATCATCTGTAAAGTCATCAGGTTCGGGCTCAAAATCGTCAATCAGTATTGAATAATAAGCTGGCTCACCTGTTAATGCATCAAGCAATGAGTCTGGAATAACTTCATAGCCAAATAGACTTGTCTGACTACCATCGAACTGTTCGGCCTCAATTGGCTGTTTGCGATAGAACTTCATTTTTCTTCCTCCAATAGTTCCAGGTTTTCGTGCACGTTGCCTTGTACTGAATACCCATCAAAACTGATTAATTGTTCTAATGGATATTTTTTTCCGTTACAATTAACCACATAACTCGCATAGTCGGGATGATATTCTACGGCGCCTATGTGCTCTTCTTCTCTAGGGTCATATTCGTCCCCAACACACCAAATGCTTCCAAAATGCAAAATATCACCCTCATAGATATCCTTGCCGTTCACGTCTTTCAGGCCGGTAAACTGTTCCAAAATTAATCCGTCACCGTCATAAGAATATTCAGTTGAACCTTCTGATCCTCTGTCATCTAAATAGCAATGAACTTGAGCACCCTCAATTGGGCCATCAAAACTAATACGATAAACAACTAACATGCGTTTTTCTTGTTTGTCCCACGCTCTAAACTTAATCATCGCTTATAATACAATCCTCCGAACATCACGACATAAATTACCAATACGACTAGTATAGTTATACCTAGCCATTCTAAAATGGTTTCTGATGGTGCGTTCCACACAATATCAATCAACCGTTTCATTTTTCTTCCTCCACTGTATAATCATCGTCGCCATCTCCTATCATCTGTTAGAACTCGATAGATCCAGCGCTATCACAACCCATGCCACAACACTGATAAAAGCAACTCCATGCCAAAATCCGTCTAAGAAGTTCCCAATGATCGTGACTAAAATAAATAAGGCTATCATGCCAAGTCCAATTTTATTTCTAATACTCATTTTCAATCCTCCCCGAACGCCCGCTTATTAATGTTGTACGGCTCATATTCCTTGACCAGTTGCTTGTTATCCTGTGCTTTAGCTTTGTTTGCTTCGGCATGCTTCCTCATGCGCCGGTGCTTCCGTTTAATCGTTGAACGCTTCTTAGTGTGTTTAGGCATAACTCACAATCCTTCCGGTACGCGCTCTTTAATGTACGTGTCAAACTGTCGTTCAATTTCATGACTCTTTCTGGCTAACTGATCCACTGTTTTAATGTGTTCACTGCCAGTCCGGATTAAATACCCACGAAGCCAGTGCAATGCGTCCTCGACGTTCTTACAGTGTGCTAGGGGTACTTCTACCAGTCGATTAATACCAGACTTTTCATCGTAGCTAGTTACCGGATGCCCATGGCTGTCTAATGACATCCTGTTAACCTTAACTTCGTATTTGTCACTAGTCAGATGATACTGGTCAATTTTCATATCAATCATGTTTATTCGTCCTCCGTAATGTAGTATTTGTTTTCGTCAATTGCACGAATGCGATTATCCAGCCAAACGTTAATGTGATTTAGCTCCCGAGACGTCCTAGTTTTACCCTGCTTGCCTTTCATGACTAATTTAATGGCATTATACTGGGTACGCGTAATCTCCGTGTAATCGCCTGATACGGCCTTAATTCCGGGCATCTTATGCAGGTTAGCTAGTTTGCTTGGTGGCACGTTATCCATGCTGCCGTATCTCGCTTCTAGCTTATGAATGACTTCCAGCTCTTTAAGCCAATTTTTGCTTGCCATAGGCTAACTTCCTTTCAAGCTCCTGTTCGTAATGAGCGTGTATCTCATTCGTACAATTTGGGCATGGGGCAAACGTGAAACCATAACTCCCAAGTGGTTGCTGAACAACTTTACTACCATGACATAATTCACAACTCATACACTTCTGACTCCTTCCATATTGTCAAACAGCAATTGACAGCTAGTATCCTTGGTATATAAACGATCAATTGTCTGACCACTATACATGTTTTCTAACTGGCTTCGTGTATTGTTGGTAGTGATAATCGTTGCTAATTTGCCATCGTTAATGTTAAGGTTCCATCTGGCATTGGCAACGTCATACATCAACGTACGTAAATCTTTGTGCACTGGCTTGTAGAACCCTTTTTCAGTCGGCTTACCGCCTTCAGTACCAAAGTCGTCTAGCACCAACACGTCGACTTTTTTCATGTCCTTTAGAACATAGTTTAAGCGTTCTCTGACATCTGGCGCATCGTATTTCTCGTTGACCAGCCGTAGCAACTCAGCTGTTGAGACAAACATTGCTGTCTGCCCTACGCTCATTAGCTGATACATAATTGCTAGCGCTAATGATGTTTTGCCAACGCCGGGTCCGCCTGCAAGCGCTACGTTGAACTGGTTAGTCTCTAATTGCCTAGCTAACTTAAATGCTTGATTACCAAGTTCTCTAGCTTTAGCTTGATTAGGCTGTTTATCGACTTGCCAATCATTAAAGCTAAATCGTAACGGTACACCGCCAGACCACACTGACATACGATAGTAATATCGTTTTCGGTTAGCAATCACGCTAGCATTGGCACGGTCAATCGTTTGATGATCCAATTCTTCTTTGGTCGGCAACTTAGTTGTATCAATTCCTCTAGCCGCTACTACTTTCTGAATCGTGGTTTGATTGAATAACTTCGTTACATTTTCCATTAGCCAAACCAGTCCTCTCGCGTTTGTGGCGCAACATTAGTCGGGCGATCACGTTCAGCCTGACCAATGAGCGTGTCATACTGCTTTCGTAACTTCCCTGCCGACAAAATGTTTGCTTGCCAGAATGAATTATCCTGTGACCAATCTACTAGCCAATCTAATTTTTCATAATCACGATGATCACGTTCATGAGCTAGACGGATGTCATTAGCCCATTTCTGTAAGTTTGGTTCTTTAAAGTCAGGTTGCCGTTGCTTAATTCTGGTCAACAAATGGACTGCTACTTTGTAGGGTGGATCATCGGGTCCATACTTGGTTTTTGAGTTTGGACGTTTATTATTGTTAGTCTCTGTAGTAGTCTCTGGTAATCTATTGGTATTGGTCTGCTCATTTTGATCACCTGCATGTGATCGATTTGAGCACCTCGTATGATCATTTTGATCACATGCTTTGCTCATACGCTGATAATCAATCCGATACCATTTAGTCTTGTCAAAACCGGCTTTATTATAATTTCCACTGATCAAGTATCCTTGCTTTTCTAAGCTATTGATTGTCCTTCGTAGCGTCACCTTGCTAAAGAACGGGAATTGTTTGTGCCATTCATCATAACTGTTATAAATCCATTTATACCCATCTCTGTTATTACCAGAACGCTGTAACCAGTAATGGAATTGTTGCAATACGATTGCCTCTTTTAACCCAACTCTTACTGCCAATGTAGGTAGAACTTGCAATGGTGGTTCACTAATTAAAAGGTTATTCATCTATATCACCTCAATCATATAGTGGGCATTCCACCCACCCGGTGTATTAGTCACTGCTGTATTTACCTTTCAAGCCAATTCGTTTTAGTGTTTCTTTATCTAGTTTTATGCCATCTACTGGGACGTGGTATTTTGCACTAAATGCCACGGAGCCAATTTGCTCAATCTCGCTGTGATGGACTCGACACAATGCCATAACGTGCCGTTTGGTGTGGTCAACGTGTGTTCTGTTCAAGCCGGCTCCGATAACGTCTACATGATGGATATCAGCACGATTACCGCAGATCATGCAAACTCGGTGGCGGCAACATTGAAACAGATAATACTCTTGCTCACGTGGCAATAGCTTATAGCCTTCCTTGAACGGCACGTGCCACTCAAACATGAAGTCGATAACTAGGTCGAGTAACTGGTTAGCATCGCTCACAGACGATTCTGTGGTGTCTGACAGGCTAATCTGCTTGCCAAACGCGTATGACTCATACTGCAAATAAAACAAGTTTTTCAAGAAGTCTGTCGGCATACCTGACCACGTATAGATGTCACTAAGCAACGCGAAGAACAAGCGTCGTTGTTGCGGCCTAGCTTTACGTGTGTCAGCTAATTCCGAGTACGTGTAGTATTCGTCAGCAGAACCACTTACCGTCTCAACATGGTCAAGATTAGGCTTATGGGTGAGCTTCTGAACCTGATACCACTCGCCATCTTTTTCAATTAACTTAGTCGGTAGCAGTTCCACGCGAGCACCTCAACTTAAAATGGCAAGTCATTGTCCGTAATATCAATCTGGCCGCCATTATTTCCATACTGGTTTTGACTGTTATCATATTTTCTATTGTTGCTATTGTTTGAGCTGTGGTCATTACTATTAGCACTTTGATGATGTTCAGATTCAGCACGTGATTCAAGCAATGAGAAGTTATCAACGACTACTTCAGTAACGTAAATACGAGTTCCCTGCTGATTTTCATAGTTTCTCGTTTGAATGTGACCATCAATTCCAATAAGTGATCCTTTATGTGTGAAATTAGTGAAATTTTCAGCAGCCTTCCGCCAGATGACACAGCTAATAAAATCAGCTTCACGTTCTCCATTTTGATTTGTAAATTGACGATTTACAGCAATCGTGAACGTTGCAACCGCAGCACCGCCATTCGTATAACGTAATTCTGGGTCTCTTGTAAGCCTACCAACTAAAACGCTTCGGTTAATCATGCTTTGTCACCCGCCTTGACTGTTAATTTTTCAAGTTGTTCTGTGATTAGCTTAATCAATGAATTTGCCATGTCATGACGCAATGCACCAATTGTTGTTAACCCCAGATACCCCTTCTGAACATCCTTTGCTGGTTTACCAGTAGTTTTAGCCATTTCGTTAAACAGATTAGTTAACAATTTTTGTTGATTATGATTGGCCTGCTCGAACTGCGGTGCACCATCATTTGCTGACTGACCATCATCATCGGTTTCAGAATTAACGCCAAACGTTGTACTCAATGAATATCGCCGTGCATAGGTCATGGCGCTACCGACATCTTGCGCTTTGCCACTTGTTTTGATTTCAGTCCATGATGATTCAAATTGATAACCGTCTTTGTGAAAGACAATTGTTCTAACCGATACAATACCAGCATTTGTCTTAGTATCTTGAAGCCAAGCCAGTCCTGTTCCTTTGATTCCTTCGTTGATAGCTTTAATCAAATCTTTTAACATAACATAATCATATTTTGTGCTTTTATAACTAACATGTCCGTTTTCTTTTGGTGCAACAACTTGCTGTTGGAATAATGCCAATGCACTAGCAAATGCTCCCATAGCCTTAGCTTCTTCAAGACTCATTAGTTCACCGCCTCAAATTTAATACCATTCTTTTTCATATATGAAGATAGCCCCCACATCTGGTCTTTAGTGGCTGTAATTTTCAAAGTTCGAGTAAGAGACACTACTTCGCCGGTGTCTGTATCGACAATTTTACCGGTACTCGTTTCTTGCTGATGTTCTGCAGCCAATTGCTGTTTAAGCTCTCGCTGACGTTCACGTTCTTTGGCTGATTCAACTTGCCGGTCAATTGCCTGCAACAAGTACTGGACGTCCTGTCCTTGCTTCAACTGGTCAATCCATGGAATGGGATCAACGTCGACTGCTTGAGCATACTTGGTAATCATCGTTGTGGCAGTAGCCAACTTATCCTTGGCTTGCTTTACCACCGTCATCGACGATGCAACTTCTTGAGTGATTTGTTTGTTGCTGATGCTCTTATTCAGCCAACGAGGATCGAATTCAATTTCATCCGCCCCAACGCCGTAATTGGGTGCCATTTCAGCAATCAAGCCCATCACGTCAGCTTTTCGTTGTTCACGGCGTTGAACCTCCAGCTCACCAAGTCCTTCATCAATTGGATCAATGATCATGTCGATGCTGGCTTCAAGCTTTTTGACCTCGGTTTCAAACTCACGTAATGGTTGATTATAATTTCGTTTGATTTCTTTGCGCCGATCATCAAGCGCCTTTTTGAGCTTGTTCAATTTGGCCCGCGCTTGCTTGCTGTCAGTTACGTTATCTTCGGTGATTACTAAATTCGAGTAACGCGATACATATTGTGCAATGGACGCCTGTAATCCTTCCAAGTTGTTAATTTTGATTGGTACCGGTTGATAGTCCACTGTGTAGTCTGGCAGATTAATTACTTCATTCGCCATTATTTCAGCCCCCTATTGATCATAAGTTCGTTTAAGTCGATTGCTTTAATCATGTTGTCTCTCATCTGACGTAATTCTGGCGTTAATGCCTGCGGATCAATCGATGCAATCAGTGCAATACCATGGAAAATGCAATGCTGTTGTTCTAAATAAGGTAATGGGTTTTCCATAACTACCGTCCTCGCTTTATAGCTTTTTTAATATATGGTTGTGCCAAGTCAATGACTACATGATGGCCATCTGGTTCCAGCAGCAGCTTGTATTGGTAGTTATATAAATCAGTATCGATGGAATCCGTATTTTCTTTCAGTTGTGTACTGGCTGCCCTGAAGCTGGATTGTAAGGAACCACTATGTTTATAAAGTCGGTAGCATCCATCTGATTTTGATTTTTGAAGATCTAACAATAATTGGTTTTGATAATACTTATAAGTAACATATTTAAATGCCTTGTCATTTATTACATCGCTTGCAGCAGCATTAAAAGTCATAATATTGGAACTAATTGAAACCAATGGAAATGGAGTCCTCCTTCTCCCAAGTCCATTCGAACCTAAGCTAATAAATTTGCCGTAATCTATTGATGTCATAACTACCGTCCTCGCTTTCTTAGCACTTGCAAACGAGACTGCTTTGGAATAGAGTAGATGATAGTATTAATCATCTTTTCCATCAGTCCATCGTTAGCCGCTACTAGCGATGGATTTTTTTGCGCTCGTTTCCACTCGTGGAGTGGTAAAATTGATACTTCTCGCATGATCATCCCTCCTACTTAATTACTTGAATACCATTAGTAATGATTTCAAATTGCTGGCCATTCTCTTTTACTACAGCTACATCTTTTTTTGTGCGCAACGTGAACGGAATTGACTTGATTTCAACTACTCTGCCAACGCCGGCTTCTCTTATCAGCTGACCACAACTATATTCAGCCTTGTAACTCACTCGATCACCTACATGAACTTTCATGATCATTCCTCCTAATACATTGGTGGCAATGTGAACGTCCAGTTCTCATCAGAATTTTTATCTGGCTCGCAAACGTTAATATCGTGTTCTTGCAACTCACCAATAAATTCTTCCGAATAGCCAAAGCACGGGCGTCGCTTAATGATCCCGTCTGTATCGTACGTGATAGCGTTAATCAGCTCACGTTCATCTGCACGAATCGCGTTATACTTACGTGCTCTTAACGCGTGCTCAATGTCTTCTTCATACATATTGTTTCCTCCTAAATTCCAAACCAACTAGGTACTTCATGACGTTTGAACCATAGCGCTGTTAACACGCATCCTACTGTTGCTCCTTCAATCATCCGTAACACCTCCCTTCGTTACCATGGCAGCTCTTCGCCGTGCTTATCCAAAAACTCCGCCATTGCCTTGGCTTTAAACTTCCATGCGCTACCACGACCTTTATGAATGATTTGGCCTTTGCGTTCCATTGCCCCAATCTCGCGACTGTAGCGTGGGTTTTCTAGGATGTTATCTTTCAACCAGTCAACTGACTTATTAGCACACCATTCACGTAAATCTTTCATGGTCCACCATCGACCGGTCAATGACTCACCTTCGTAACCATGAGAATCAACGGGAACAAGCTTCATGCCATCAGGTAGTGGGAAACGGAAAGTTCCAGTTACTTCAATCTGATCTAATAATGATTGGGTCATCACTGTTCGTCTCCTTCGTCATCAACAATCTGAACATTCTTCATTGCATAACATAAAAACTGTTCAACAATTCTTCTCATCGGGATTCCGGTTTCTTCTTTAATTTCACGAATGGAATCAAGAATTGAGACATCAACGAATATTGGCTTGGTTCCATTATTGCCATTAAGATGTTGTTTTCTTAAAACTAATTTTTCCGTCATCGTTTATTCATCCCCTTATTAGCCGTTTTAATTGCCATAACGCCTTCATCAAAATACAACCACTGTGGGACTTCCTTATCAGAATGTTGTGATTTACTGTTACTCCAACGCCCATATTCATTCTGACCAGGTTGTTCGGCTTTGATTTCAATACTATTGGCAATTCGTCCAACCTTGTTGGCTGAAATACCAAGTTGCTTACCAACATCTCCCGCACTGTATTCCTTATGTTTCATAACTGGGATAGTCATTTCACCAGTAAGTTCTTTAGCGGCTTGTGCTAATAATGATTGGCTAGACGTTTCAGAACTCGTAGCTTGAGCAATTTTATATAGTAAATTTGCTTTCCGAGTAGAAGCGTTCTTCTCCATAATTTCAAGTCGCTTACCAGCAACTAATGACGGCTGATTTTCTTTGATAGCCTGACGCATGTTGAAATAGTTATCAACCAGTTGATCATAGATTTCCCAAGCTTTGTCATCTTCGAGAATTTTAAGTAGCTTGCTATAACCTCGTTCAGATAATAGGTAGATGTTTGTTGCATTTCCCCATTGTGCCTTGCTAAATCCATATTCGGAAAACACATCCTTTTGAAGGATATGTTTTAAATCAATTAAATCGATACCTTCTTTGAACCGCTTAATGTTGTTATTAATAAGTTCATTAATCTTAAATACTGGTCGCTCATGAATCTTGGCGATATCCTTAACCAACATTGCTTTCTTGTTCTCGCCGAACCCACCTTCAATTCCAGTGAATTCATATTGACCGATACGTTCACAACCAATTACTTTTAATTCGTTCATGATTAGTCCTCCTTAGATACCAAGAATTTTTTTGATTTTCTTAATATGTTCTTGTGGTTTTGGCCCAGTCTTGCGCCCATGGAGAATATCGCTCAAATATACATCGCTAATGCCAACCAGCTTTGCTAATTGAATTTGTGTCATATCTTTTTCGAACAACTTTCCTCTAACCTTCACTCCCAAATCTGTACTCATTTGTTTCACTCCTTTCTTTATTAGCTAATTTTTTTGCTAAACTGTTGACATATAATAGCTTAAAAGCTATTATTAGGTCATAGTTAAATAAGCCTATACAAAGCCGTTTATCACGTTGGGGAACGTAAAATTAAGGTTTATTTGTTAGTGCTTTTAGCTAATCAATTAGCTTATGAACATAGTATATTAGCGTAAAAGTTATTTGTCAACGTTTAAATTAGCTTTTTTGCTATTATATTTGTTTTGCGGCTAAGGAAGGCCGGTAAATCAATGGATTTAAAAAGTAGAATTCAAGGCTTAGCCAACGAGAAACATATCACCTTAGCTGAACTTGAGCGAATCACTGGGATATCTAATGGTCAAATTCGTCGGTGGGATAAGTCCTCGCCCAAAGCTGATAACCTAAAAAAAGTAGCTGACTATTTCGGTGTCACAACTGACTACCTGCTTGGCCGTGAAACTCAGAATAGTCCTGACTGGGCAACTGAGGACGATAAAATCGACCTTGATGAGTGGCTCAAATCAAATGTGCCAATGGGCTTCCAAGGTATGGATATGGACGACGAAACAAAAATTAAGGTACGTGCCTTCTTGGAAGGTGTGTTCTGGGAAGATAAACAAAAGCATCGGAATGACGATAATAAAAAGTAGGTGTTGTTGATGAACAGTTATAAACTGTATCTACAAGTTCATCAATTAGCCGATAAATTAGGAACTTTCGATCCTTTTGTCATTGCAGACAGTTTAGGTTATCGTGTTGAATATGCTAGTTTAGGCAACCTCAAAGGGATATGTACGACCGCAAGCAGCGGTGATGTGTACATTGGCTTGTCAGATGAATTGCAAGAAGTACCAGAAAAATATGTGGTCATGGCTCACGAATTGAAGCATGGATTAGATCACACGTCCTGCGCCGCTCTCTACACCATTGGAAATAATTGGGAAGGCAAAATGGAACGTGAAGCTAATTTATTTGCATGTAGTGAACTTACCGCCCTATACAAAGAACAGTATGGCGACCGACCACAAAGCTTTAACGAAATACAAATGGCCTATGGTCTACCAGATAAATTCTACGAATTAATGTTCTAAATAAAAAAAAGCGCCCCACTGCCGCAAACAGTGAGACGTCGTAACCAATGATATTGATTTACAAATATTATTATATCATTGGAGGATGTTTATTATGATGTTTTGGGCACATTTGTCTACTTTTGCTCTAATTATCTTCGGGGTAGGTATCGTATATCTGATAGTACAAGTAATTAGACATAGTACCAAAAAAAATTCCTTGATTGTTATTGGTGTAAGCGTCCTATTATTTTTTGGCTCATTAGCTGGGTTCTTTTATGCGGCACCTATGTATGGTGGCATTAATATTGAACGAAGTGATTATAACACTATAAAACGTGCAACAAAGGATGGAAAAACGCTATCTAAAATATCTAATAATGCTACTGACAGACAATTGTATGATGGCAGTAAAGCTGGAAAAGACTTAAGAAAAATTGTCAAATCAATTCCTGAAACTTACAGTAATCACACTCAACGTCGAATTGCAATTCAAGGCTTGCCGACCTTTACAGATAATGAGCCCGGTGATTTCATCGACGATCAACAAATTGAAACATTAGTAAGACTATCTGCAAACGTTTTGAGCAAAAAATTCACACCTAAAGACGAAGGCTCAAAAGGACAATTGAAAGTTTACAAACAGATAATGACTGATTCTGGATATAAAACTGGAATGTGAATATAAAAAAGCGTGTCCCCCATCCGGCAAGATATCGGGACATGCTAACCTGAACAAATAGACCAGATACGGATGTCGGTAAAAGCTGGGGAATTTGGAGGATGTTTAAATGAAGATGAACAGAATTTTAGCAGTCGGAGCTACGCTATTAATGGGGATTGTCTTAGCTGGATGTGGTAACAACGTCAGTAAGAGCTCGTCCAACTCACAAGAAGTGTCAGGACCATTAAAAAAAGTTGGAACCTACACAAAGGATAATGAAACTGGAAAAATTACACTGTTAGCTATTAAAAATTATCATAATAAGGCAATAAACACCAAATCGGCTACTTATTATTTTAAAGAAGCCAAACTATTAAAAATTGAAACAACGAAGAAATCACAGCGTGTTAATGATGAAAATAATTTTGGTAAAAAGCTCACTGATACTTATTATGAATACCAGCTGGATTACTCACTTAAAAATAATAGTAAAAAACGCGTTTCTTCAAACGGAGTTGAATTAATTACCCCATCAGGTGATCAAGTTTCATCTAATCACGGAGCAATAGATGAATTAGTCGGTGATAAAATTCAACCAGGCCTTAAAAAGACAGGGCTTTTACAGGCGGTTGCTAAAAGGGAGGACATCAAGAAAATGAATCAGTATAAGTTTGTCTCTGCTGAACTAATCGAAGATAGTGGAAATTACTACGGTGTTGATAATCAAACTACAATTAACTTCAATAAATAACTTTAATTTTGATAGTCGCAACTGGTCTAATTATTACGTCTGAGTAAATAAATAACCATATCCCCTCAACCGACCAAAGTTTGGGATATGGATTATGCGAGTGTAGTTCAACGGTAGAACGGTTCCTTTAATTCAAGCATAACCTACCTTCCAATGCAGGTTCGACTCCTGCCGCTCGCGTTTGAATTTTTGAACATAAAACTTAACAATTATTGGAGATGGTTAGATCGATGAATTTTAATTGGAAATATGCTCTTGTGAATAATATTGACTTTTACCCATTTTTCATAGTGCTGGCATTGGAGGAAACATATCCAAAATCAATCTTTACAGATTCGCTATGGATATTGCCAGTTATCTTTATATTTTCATTAATAGCCCATTTTACTCTATATAAACCAGCTATTAAAAGTAATCCTTCACTTGATCAGAAACATTACACTTCAAGCCTAGTATCGTGGCTGATAATGATCGTAGGAGTTATTGGAATTATATTTGCTGTTTTCTACTATAATTTTCATTCTCCCTTAATATGGATTGCTTTATTGGCATTAGTTTTTTTAAGAGATGCATTCGCTAATAACGATCTATAAGCAACAAAAAGCACATCCCCCAACCGTCTAAAGTTTGGGATGTGCTTAACTTGAATTAAATCGCTAAAGGACTTAATGGCTCCTTTAGTATATCATATTGGAGGAAAATATTATGGCATCAATCACAAAACGTTTCGGCAGCTGGCAAACAAGAATTAGCTATAAGAAACGTAATGGTAAATATGCAACCTTTAGCAAGGCTGGCTTTAAAACTAAAAAAGCCGCACAGCTTTATAGCAATTCAATCGAAGATAATATTGCATTAGGAATTTTGCCAAACGACAAAAAAAATTCTCACGTTTTTGCAGAATACTTCAATAGTTGGTTTGAAGACTTTAAAAAAGCAAAAATATCTGAGCGAACTCAGCATCGATATATAATCACCTACCATGAGTTGCAGAATTATTTTAATCAAACCGAAATTGAAAATATAACACGACGGAAATATCAGCAGTTCATTAATGCTTACGGTGCTAACCATGCAAAGGATACTGTCAAAAAGGTAAATAGTCTAATTCGAGCTTGCGTGCACAACGCCATTTATGAAGATATGATTACTAAGGACTTTACTGAGAATGTTGAATTGGTTTTCAATCCCAAAAAGTCACGCAAGATTGAGTATTTAAATATGCAAGAAATACAACAGCTTTCAGCATATTCTCTTAATCACATTAATAAGAACTTCACTTCGCACCAAATGATTTTAACTGCTATCTATACTGGTATGCGTTTAGGCGAAATTCAAGGGCTACAGTGGAAAGATATAAACACTGACTTTAAGACTATCACAGTCAGACATGCACTTAATGAAAGCACTCAAGAATTAATTCCAACTAAAAATGAATCTTCAAACCGAATTATTCGCATCAATCAAGACTTAACTGATATGTTTATCGAAATGAAACAACATAAACGTGCAGATTTAATATTCATTAATCAATATGGAACTGTACCAACATCTGCAGCGGTTAATAAAACACTACGGGAATCACTAAAGTCCCTAAATATTAAACGCGCTGGGTTCCACTTTCATTCATTACGGCATACTCACGTAGCTTACTTACTTTACTGTGGTGCTGATCTATATGCAATATCTAAGCGTCTTGGTCATTCTGATTTAGCAACAACTACAAGGGTCTATTCATATTTGATTGAAGAATATAAAGTTAAAACTGATAACAAAATCGAACAATATTTAGATGACATTACCGCCCCAAAATCAGTTAAAGAAATTGCCGAATAATTTTGCAAGCTTTTTGCACGTTACACATATAAAGCTAGTCATACCAACAAGCGTGAATCCTGCCTGGAGCATAATTAGTCATAAGAGAACATTTCAAAAGTAGGAATCCCGTTAAATCAACGTTTAGCGAGATTCCTATTTTTATATTGCATGAAAAATACTAGTACAAAAATAGTTTTTACACGTTCAACACCGGATTGCATCAATGAATAGATAATGTAAGATCAAGAGTTGTAAGCATCCATCTCTTTTTAGCATCACTGATTTGCTTCACTTTCTTGCCTTAGATAAATGGTTTGTGATTTAGTCTCGCCCTTGCCTAGCAAACAGTCAATAAATTGTATAATAAAAGTCGCAACCCTGAATGCGCAGGGTTGCGACCTCTTGTACTAATACTGATTAAAGTGAG